GAGATCTTTCGTGATTACACGAAGTTCTGGACGAATGGTATAGACCAACGAAAGCGCTTCCTGGAGGATAAGCGCACTATTTAGCGTTCCTAATTGATTGGACATAAATTACTTGTTTTTAGAGTTGAGGAAATCCTGACGGATCTGGCCGCGAACGCGGGGATCTGTAACGCCTTCCAAGCGTTCGGCTAGCGTCTGAGTTGCAGAGACGGCTTCAGCGACAACAACGACAGGTTCAACACCAATCGAAGCGACGATTTCAACAGCCCTTGCATTTGCGTCCGCTTCAACTTTTTTGAAGGCTTCAATCGAAGCTTCCAGATCAGTCTTTTCGTTTTGCAAAGCTTTAACAGCCAGCACCAAAGCGCTGTTGTCCCGTTGTGTGTCAGCAAGTGCCTGCACTACGGTTTTGTGGTCATTGGAAAGAGCTTCCAATGCAGATAAGTCTGTACGGGCCGCTGCGAGTGCAGACAGAGCGTCAGAGAGGGTGGCGGGTTCCATACCTATGCGCCATATGTAAACAAAAACGCCGCAGAGCGATTAAACTCTGCGGCGTTCACATGGATACACAATACACAATACACTACAATGAACTACACAACGAAACCAATTTATCAAATGCTTGTTGCTCTGTCAACGTCGCAGAATCAACGAGGTTGTAACTGGCTGCGCGACTTGCGAGATAAAGCTCTCCCTGCATTGCTTCATTCGGAACTCGGCGATGCTTTAGGATGTTCTTCTTGAAGAGAGCATAAGAGTCATCCACTAGACGCTGAAGGCTTTCCCTCTGGGCTTCCGTAAGAGATGGCCCCATGCCTGCACCTTTGAGCGGTCCGCTAACAACGGGCTCCCAGCTCATTCCTTGGCTAGACCATTGCTCGCTAGAATCAATCCAGCCAATGATAACGCCAATAGAGCCAACCATAGAAGACTGAGATGCATAAATCTTTGTGCAAGAGGAAGCAAGGAAATATCCGGCGCTGGCAATAGTCTGATCTGTCCATGCAACAACGGGAATCCGGCGTGCCATTTCGGAAATCATATCCGCGCACTCAGCGAGGCCCTCGCAACTTCCGCCGGGAGTGTCAAATTCAATCCAGCATCCCTTTACGCCAGCCTCGTTCGCCTCGTTAAGGTCCGATTCAAGCCAGTCAAGGTCGTACCCCCCGCAGATAGCTTCAAGCCTGGAAATACCCTTGGCCATTACGCCCTCAATGTGTATATGGGCAATGCCATTGCCATCAATCCACATAGGCTTACGTTCGTTGGCGTATTCAGAGAGATCGGGAATCTCATCACTGTCTGCTCGAGCCATCTTATTCTTGAGCAACTGCGCTATGGCTGCTTGTCCGGCGGGCTCAATAGCCCAGGGACGCATGTTGATGCGAGATAGAACGCGGACTAATTTCATGGCTTGATGTTCTGCTGCGTATTCAAATTGCCGTTAGGCGTGAAAGTTACAAAGGACTCGAGAGGAAGCTTAGAGCGCTCCATGCGTTCCTTAATTGCAAGGCCCTCTTTCTCGCGCATATCCAAATGCTGCTCGAGAGTATGCCCGCCTTCACCTACAATGTCTGTCATCGTCCGCAACCCAGCCCTGTAAGCATCAAGTGCCGCGCCATTGGCGTACCCTTGATCGAGGGTGAGGATTGCAGGACGAGTGAAGGTCCACTTTAAGAATCCTCCGGCGTCTTTGCCTTTGTAGGGAGGAAGCTGGCCCAATTTAATGGCCTTGGACACAAAATATCCAATCCGGCGTTTGCAGGCGGATTTCATAATGTGCTGAGTCCTGGCGATCTTGCGGTTTACCTGTTCGACAACCATACGGGAGTTCGCACCCGAAGCTTCACCCGGCTTCCAGAAGAATTCTGGGGGGAATCCTCCGGCAAGCATGGCATTCCGCAGCAACCGTTCGAGCAATCTGTCGGTGGCTTCCGTTGGAATCTCATTCTTAAGCTGTTCAAGCTTTTCTCCAGCACCGGCGCGGAAGTATTGAATCGAGCCACCCATACGCTCTTCAACGCGAAGACCGCTTTGTCCAACTGGAGGAGCATCTTGGAGAGCATAGGCAGGATCGAGAGGATCAGCCATGCCCATCTCGTTGTGGACAATCAGACCGATAGTGCTAGCAAGTTCCGCTGCTTGGCGGATGTTGTTGCCGATAGAAAGAGTGGTACGAAGATCTCGTATGGCAGCAGTGAACGCAGGGAATCCTCGGGATTGATCCGGGGCAATGGATTCCATAGTCAACTGCATGTTCTGAGCCGAGATATCTCGGTCCTGCTCCTCAAGAGGTCCCATTAGCCGATAAGCCACCGGCCTGCCCTGAAGGTTCTTGATTACACCATTGTGCTGGGGCAAGCCTTTGTATTTGCCTTCCTTAACTACTTCTGTGCCTTCACGGGAGGCAATTTGATGCCAAGCAACTTGCTGCAATTGCGGAAATCCGTTTTTAGTTTCAGTGAAGATAGTCCCGCAGTCACCATCGCGGGTGAGCATGATAATTTCTCGGACAAGGCCAAGAGCCCAAGGTGTCCCATCTGTGTAGGCAATTTCAAGTGCATCGTGTAACCATTTCTCAGCTAAAGCTCCCCACTCTTTGTCTTCTCCCTGAAATACAGGAGAAAAGCTACTGCCAATACAATATTGAGCAAAGGCATTAACGCAGTTCGTAATCGCACCATAATTATAGTAAAGCCGGTTTGAGGCACTAACCAGAACGCGATATTCTGAAAGAGTTACCTCTTTGTCAAGCGAACGGTTATGTGTAGGCCAATAAGGACGTTCTGCCCACCATCCGCCTTCGATAAGGCGCATGTTCTGGTAGCGGTTGTATTCCGCTTTTGGCTTTAGACTGCCCCCTTTGAACAGCGTAGTAATCTTATCGAGTAATCCCATTACATGAATCTTACGGTTGTTCTGGTGGTAGGTCTACACCAACCCGCTTCTTTATGATCAATCGCGAGTTGTGCCATCTGAGCAACCTCCAATGGAGAAAGCATAGAGGCAGCATAAAAGGAAAACTGCGATCCATTGACCGCCGAGGAGATCATCATGCCCTGCCCTTGGACGATAAGATCAAACTTGCCGTCGCGAATTGAGTATAGTTCCTCTGTGGACCGAGAGAGGAAAATGGAAAGGATTAGGCGGGAGGCCCTCATGCTAGAAGGCCGATTTGTAAACAAAAGAAAGCCAGTCCCCAGTCTTTACTCAGTAAAGACTTTACGCTTTCCGACGCTATGCACGTTATGTGCGGGGACTGGCAATTGCCCCAAAAAACGTCCGCTTTTTGGTTGAACGCTAGGAATACATCGCCAGAAAAAGCAGATCAAGCGAAATCTTCATCGTCAATGTTAGTATTTTTCAGCAACCCAAGCATCAAGGCGGCAGCAGTGATCTCCGCCTCGCAATCCCAGAGATGGTTGTCTCTGTGAATCTTAACGTAACGTCTTGTGATTGTCTTGGTTGCCTTATCAATTACTTCCCTCTTTACTTCAGAGTTGATCTGTTTAAGGTAATCCGGCGACACATCCTTGGGATACTCCCACACTGGAGAGCCCATGGCGCGAAGCTCAGAAAGTCGATCCTTAACCCCTTCGTTACTCCAGAAAATATACCGGGCCCTGGCACCGTTAGGTGCTTGTGCATCTTTTACTGGCGAGTAAAATCTTTCCACATTCTTATTTAAGATCACATGAGTAAATGATCTGCGTCCCGAACCATGAAGAGCCGTCCAATTGAACTTTGCACAGTCCGAGTAAGTAAGCCCGGTGTCGTAACCAGCATCCATAAAAGTCAACTTGTCGGGGACTTTCAATCTTTGCTGGATCGTTCTTATGCTTTCTACAGTGAGGATTTTCCCAGACCAGATAAGCCTGCTGGTGCCATCAGCTCTAAATGCTCGAGCTACCATCCAGAAGTGATCCCGCTGGCGGTCAATGCCGATCAAGCGTTTCACCTCCCCATCAATCGGTTGCCCGTCTGTGTAATCCGCAAAAAAGTAATCTCCGGCAGTTAAGTTCATCTGCGGCAGCTCGACTTCATCAGACCAAGACTGCGCGAGACGCTTTTGTCGGAATTGCTTTAGAGGCTCTGTTACTCCTCGCCTTTTTGACTCGTTGGCCTTAATCCACTCAAAGACCATATCTGACCATGAAATCCACCAAACACTCTGAGCTGACCAAGTATAGGAAACGTTTCCGACAATTGGTTGATTTATCGGGTCCGTCTCATAGCGTCCTCGGCTCGACATGCCTCGACGACCTTGGGTGGTATCTAGTGTCACAAAGCTACAGTGCGGACATTCATGCCGGACGGTGGCGGCTAACGCAGTCCAATCCCACTCCCCCTCTGGCGTCTTGCATTCATCATACTTAATCGAGGTCCAGAGATACTTGTGCCATTGCCCGCAAGATTCGCACTCAGTACCCCATTCCTTGATTTCACCTGAATTGAATTCATTATCGAAATCGTCTTTAGTATTGCTTCCCTGGCTGACAAGAATGGTCTTTCTATTCCACCTATCATGATGCCGTTTCTTCAATTCACCGATCATGCCATTCTCCCATCGCCAGCATTCATCCCCGTAGCAGTACCGCATGGATTTTTCTTGTAAGGAGGACATATTGGCGCCTGACATAAACAGGGCCATGTGCGGAAACATAATCGCAGTCTTGCGCTTCTTGTGCCGGTCTTGCGGGAAAAGCCTTGCTACGGGAGGGCAAGCCTCTAGGATTGGCATCAAGCGAGACTCAGCCCAGTCAGAGGCAGTCTCATCTGTCTGGCCGACCAGCATCATTGGCCCAGGCTGTTGAGCAACAATCCAAGGCACCACTAACTCAAGGAGAGTGGTCTTACCTCCTCCCGTAGGGGCGCGAACCACAATTTGCTTTATGCGATCATTACACACGGCGCGAAATACATCATTCAACCAAGGGGCGTTCTCTGGTGAGAACCTCTGTGACCGAGCGGAGTGCGGAAGACGGATGTGTTCAGATAGCCAGTCTAGTGGATCGCCTTGGAAGCTGGTAACGATCCCGGCGGAGATGCCTTCAGCGAGTGGGTTCATAGTAGTTTAGTCTTTATGGCAACGAGAAGCGCATCTGTCCTTGCAAGCAATCCGGCCCGAATGCCTACCTCGTCCAAGCCTGCCAACTGCCCCGGAAGGTCGTTGACCATCGCGGCAATTTCAGCGGATAGCAGAGCGCCTATGCTGACTCCGGCCTCTCTGACCTCTGCTCGAGGCACAAGCTCCCCTTTGTCTCGAGCGATCATAATGTCGAGACGCTGTACTTCTTTTCGGAGTTTCTCTGTACGGGCTTCGCTTAGAGTCAGCAAAGGGGCATTAGCCTGTTCGGGAGTTTGGGAGGGCAGGATATGAGGTCGTTTAAGCGTATCGGCAATTTTTGCCTCTTTGACCTTCTCCTTTGCGGGTTTTGCCTTGGCTATGTCTTGAGTGGTTTTCCAAGCACGGATCTCTTCAAGGGTCCAGTTTCGGTTCAGCCCTATCTTATCCCACTTCTGCACAGCACCTTTTGTGACATTGAAGGCTTCCGCAATTTGCTTGAGACTATATGGTGGCGATGGGTTTTCCATGTAAGAGGTATACCAGTTTCAAGCCAGTATACTAGGCATTTCTTGCCGGTATACCCCCACCCTTGGGGCCGCTCATAGATTCTCAGAAGGAGAGTCCGTCAC